GGCAATCTACCGAAAGTAAAGGCAGAGCAATATCTCCGTGACGTGATGATGAGATATCGTAACAAACTTGTATACGACGCTGGCACAGGAGAGATCCGAGATGACAAAAAGTACATGGCGATGCTGGAAGATTTCTGGCTACCTCGAAGAGAGGGAGGGCGTGGAACTGAAATTTCTACTCTTCCTGGAGGTCAAAACTTGGGGGAGATCACGGATATTGAGTACTTCAAAAAGAAATTATATAGGTCGCTCAATGTACCCTCATCAAGAATGGACGGAGAGGGAGGATTCAACTTGGGAAGATCCTCAGAGATATTAAGAGATGAGGTTAAATTTAGTAAGTTTGTAGGTCGTTTAAGAAAGAGATTCTCTGGTCTATTCATAGACTTCTTGAGAACCCAGTTATTGCTTAAGAACATTGTCACTCCTGAAGATTGGGAGATAATGAGTGAGCATATTCAGTTCGATTTCTTATACGATAATCATTTTACTGAATTAAAAGAAGCAGAACTAATGAATGAAAGATTAGGTTTGCTTGCTACTGTTGAACCTTATGTTGGTAAGTATTATTCTCAAGATTGGATTCGTCGTAGAGTATTACGTCAAACTGATGAGGAAATACTAGAACAGGATAAGATAATTAAAAAAGAGATTAAGGATGGTATTATTGCTGATCCAATGGCAATTGACCAAGAAATGATGTTAGATCCAGAAGGTAGTGGTGGAATGAGACCTGTTGATCCTTCTCAACTTGGTGCAACTGAACCCGAACCAGATGCTGCATTAAGATCAATGGATGTAGATGCTAAAGCAACAACTATGGATGCTAATATAGTTAAACCGAAAGGTGGAGAAATCTAGTGCCTATCCCTAGAGATAGTAGTGAAGATCATATTTTTAATATAAATTTAAAAGAAAGTGAGATAAGACTTCTGTATAATTCAGTGGTCTTTTATCATGAAAATAGACCTATTTCAGGTGCAAGACCATCTCATCAACAAGAATCAACAGCAGATTTAAATTATATGAAACGTATTTTATTTGCGATGATTATGGAGTCAAATTACAACGCTGCAGATAGTGTATAAATAAAATGGCGACACTATTATTTTACCATGCCTGAAATAACTAATGATTTAATGGATATGATTATTGCTGATGAATCACCAGCAGCAGTAAGTGATAAGATTAAGGATATTCTTTTTGCTAAATCAGCAGAAAAGATTGATGCTACAAAACCTGAAGTAGCAGCACAAACATTTAGTGCAGATGCAGAATCTGAAGCGGAAGTGCAGGATGCTGTTAATGATAATGCTGCTCATATTAGTGGAGAAGTTGCTGCTGAAAAGGCATCGGCTGATCAGTAATTATAAATAAATTTTATAGGACGTAAATGATTCCCAATGAAACTTATTAGAGAAGAAATAGAATCAGTAGAATTTATTACTGAAAGACTAAAAAATGGGAAGCAAAACCTTTATATAGAAGGTATCTTTCTACAAGGAAACATTAAAAACCGTAATGGTAGAATGTATCCTATGGAAACTTTACAGCGTGAAGTTGCCAGATATAACGAATCTAATATTACTTCTGGAAGAGCACTTGGAGAATTAGGTCATCCTGATGGTCCAACTGTAAATCTCGATAGAGTTTCACATAAAATTGTTTCACTAAAAGAAAGTGGTTCTAATTTTATTGGTAGGGCAAAGATTCTAGATACACCAATGGGTTCCATTGCATCTTCATTAATTAAAGAGGGAGTAAAACTCGGTGTTTCATCTCGTGGTATTGGTTCATTAAAACCTACCAAAGAGGGATTTAATGTTGTGGGTGATGACTTTATGTTAGCAACAGCAGCAGATATAGTCGCTGATCCTTCTGCACCCGATGCATTTGTTGAGGGTATTATGGAAGGTAAAGAATGGATCTGGGAAGGAAATACATTCCGTGAGCAAATTGCTAACCAAACTAAAAACAAGATTGAGTCTCTTGCTACCCAAAAAAGACTCGAAGAACATAAATTAAGTCTTTTTAATGAGTTTATTAACTCATTGTAAATACTGGGTTTATAAATAAATATAGATTTTAACTTTTTACAGGAAATCGGAGATTACTCAAATGTCTAGTGGCAACGAATTACAAGAAATGGAAGTAGGCACGAAGCAATCCAAAACTGCTGTAAATGCAAACGCAGCAGCTGGAGATGCATTACCTAAAGCTGGAAGCAACGCTTCCAACGTGTCAACACCAAATAACTCACCGCAGGTGGAAGATCTAGGTGGACCTACTCCAGATAACTACAGTCCAACTAATGACTCTGCAAAGTTGAAGCCAGCAGGTGGAACTTTGAAGCAAGTTAGAGACGTAGTTAATAAGGGTGCGAAGCCAGCAGAGCCAATGAAGGGCATGAAGGAAGAGGAAGAATCCGACGCACCTGTAATAGAAGAGGAAGAGTCTACTACTAATGAAGTAGTTGCAGAAGAACCTGCAGCAACTGAAAAAGTAGTTTCGGAAGAAGAAGCACCTGTTGCTGAAGCACCTGCATACACAGAGATAAGCATCGATGATGATGTTAAAGCTCTTGTAGAAGGTGAAGAACTTTCTGAAGAGTTTAGAGAAAAGGCAAAGACAATTCTTGAAGCAGCAATCAAAGGTAAGGTTGTTGAAATCAAGGAAGTTCTTGATGCTGAGTACGAAGCAAAACTTCTTGAGGAAGTAACCGAAATCAAATCAGCACTTAATGAGCGTGTTGATTCCTACCTAGAATATGTTGCTGACGAGTGGTTCACTGAGAATCAACTTGCAGTAGAGGCGGGTCTTAAGGAAGAATTAACAGAATCCTTTATGACTGGTCTAAAAGGTCTTTTTGAAGAACATTATGTAACTATCCCTGAAGAAAAATATGATGTACTTGAGAGTATGGTAGAAAAACTAGATGAAATGGAAACAAAACTCAACGAGCAAATTGAGAAGAACGTTTCCCTAAACAGCAGACTCGGTGAGTCAGTTGCTAACGGAATCCTCGAATCAGTTTCTGAAGGTCTTGCAGACACTCAGAAAGAGAAGCTCGCCTCACTTTCCGAAAGTGTAGAGTTTGCAAGTGAGCAATCTTATCGTGATAAGTTGGAGACACTTAAGGAATCTTATTTCCCTACAAAGAGTGTATCTCCAAATGCTAAATCCGAGAGTCTATCAGAAGGTGTAGATCATGCTGGTGCTGATGTATCAGGTTCTATGGCTTCATATATGAACACTCTACGTGGTTTAACAAAATAACTGATTTCAAAATTTAAGTAAACCTATTAACTAAAGCAAATGTTCCAATCAGAACAACTGCAGGAAAAGTGGGCTCCTTTACTTGATTACGAGGGCATGGACCCTATTAAGGATAATCATAGAAAGGCCGTTACCGCAGTCCTGTTAGAAAACCAAGAAAAATTTTTAAGAGAGCAAAGTGCATTTGAAAATGGCACTACAATGCTCACCGAGCAACCAACAAACAATACTGGATCAGTAGCTGGAAAGCCTGGTTTCAGTGGTACTGCCGAAGCTGGTGGTCCTGTTGCTGGTTTTGACCCAGTTCTAATCTCATTGATTAGAAGAGCAATGCCTAACTTGGTCGCTTATGACCTTGCTGGTGTTCAACCAATGAGTGGTCCTACTGGACTTATCTTCGCAATGAGATCCAGATATAAGAATATGACTGGAGAGGAGACCTTCTATGATGAGGTTAACTCTGCATTCTCTGGACAGAACAATGCACACGACCTAACTTCTGGATTAAGTAGTGTTGCTACAGGTATGGGTACAACAGGTCAGACAGGAACTAACCCTGCTGTTCTTAACCCATCTGCAACTACTGCAGCTCAGAACAAACTATACAATACTGGTCAAGGTATGCGTACAGACCATGCTGAAAAGCTTGGTAACGGTACTGCTAACGAATTCAACCAGATGGCATTCTCAATCGAGAAAGTCACTGTGACTGCGAAGTCAAGAGCCCTCAAGGCAGAGTACAGTTTAGAACTAGCTCAAGACCTTAAAGCAATTCATGGTCTTAATGCTGAAGCAGAACTTGCTAATATCCTTTCTACTGAAATCCTTGCGGAAATCAACAGAGAAGTTATTAGAACTATCTACAAGACTGCTGAACAAGGTGCTTCACAGAACGTTGCAACTCCAGGAATCTTTGACCTAGACATCGACTCAAACGGTAGATGGTCAGTTGAGAAGTTCAAGGGACTTCTATTCCAGATAGAAAGAGATGCTAACGCTATCGCACAGAGAACTCGTCGTGGAAAGGGTAACATCATCCTTTGTTCTGCTGACGTTGCTTCTGCACTAACAATGGCTGGTGTACTTGACTACACACCTGCTCTTAATGCTAACCTTAACGTTGATGATACTGGCAATACATTTGCTGGAACATTACAAGGTAAGTATAGAGTATACATCGATCCTTATTCTGCTAACCTTGCTTCTGATAACACTGCAAACGGTAATCAGTACTATGTTGTTGGTTATAAGGGTACTTCACCTTATGACGCTGGATTATTCTACTGCCCATACGTTCCACTACAGATGGTTCGTGCGGTTGGAGAGAACACCTTCCAGCCTAAGATCGGATTTAAGACTCGTTACGGATTGGTTGCTAACCCATTCGCAGAAGGTCTTACTGAAGGACTTGGTGCTCTTACTATTAACTCAAACCGTTACTACAGACGTGTTGCTGTTAAGAACCTCATGTAAGCGAGACGCTTATATTTCTTCAAAGACTCTGCTTCGGCAGGGTCTTTTTTTTGTGTTATAATAAATATTAAGATGTTAAAGACTTTAATCCCATCAGATGATTCTTTGCTACACAACAAGATAAAGAAGTGTAGTTATAATTTGGATCGATCAAAATTATCATATACCCTTACTGAAAATATGTTTCATAATAGGGGTGTAGGACTTTCTGCTAATCAGATAGGTATAAAAGAAAGAGTATTTGTGATGATGTATGATATGGACACACAAGAAACGATTACTTGTTTTAATCCAAAGATTATAAAAGAATCAAAAGAGATAGTAACTATGGAAGAAGGTTGTCTTTCTTATCCAGAATTATTTTTAGATATACCTAGACCTAGTTCTGTTGTAGTAAAATACGAAGACGAAGGTAAAAATATACATAAAGAAAGACTAATTGGATTTATTGCAAGAATCTTCCAACATGAGTATGATCATATGGAAGGAATTGATTTCACACAAAGGTCTATAAATAG